ATCTGCTACAGCAGTTGTTAATACTAAGCCTCCATCACTAGCCGTTCTTCCTTGAATATTTCCAACAACATCTAATTTGGCATCTGGCGAACTCGTCCCTATCCCCAGCCCTGTGCTGGTCAGCCTAGCCAACTCAGTAAATGTTCCAGAAGAACGAGAACCTAATCGAATTGAGTCACCAGACGCAGTAAAAATTTGCAAACCTGCGCTATCGGGTGTGCCAAAACCATAGTTGCTATTTGCAGAATAGTAAGAGCCACCAAGTGCGGTAGAAATGTTCGTCCCATCAAACGTCAGCGCAGACCCAGAGGTCAAAGCACTGCTGCTCGAAGCGTACAACACACCGTTTGCGGTAAAACTAGTCAGCCCCGTACCACCGTTCGTGGTGGCAAGAGTACCGGCCAAAGTTATGGCACCGGAGGTGGCAACAGAGGGGGTAAAGCCGGTTGTGCCCGCGCTAAATGTGGTCACCCCAATAGAAGACAGACTCGACCATGTAGGCGCACCCGTACCGCCACTAACCAAAACCTGACCTGAAGATCCTGCTGAAGAAAATGCGTATGCCGAGCCAGTGCCGTAAGCCACAGCGCCAGCAGTTGGTGTGGCTGTAGCATTTGTGCCGCCGTTTGCAATAGGAAGAACACCACTCGGCATTCTTACAGCCAAAGTTTGCACGTTGCCGCTGCCGTCCTTGTAGAACAAGCGCCCATCCGAATAATTCAAGGCAAGCTCTGCGCCAGAAGCACTGCTAGTCAAATTTGCCGCTGATGGCGTATTGCCGGGCGTGCCGGAAGCGTAAATTAATATAGGCGTGTACCCACTTTGCGACATTTTTTACTCCTTGTTGGCACTTTGCCAGTGATAACCATATGCAGTTTTCCGTGCGCCGGACACTGCTCTGCTGATGGTCTGAGGTTTTGCATTTGGGCCGACCCATTTTGCGGCATCAGCTTGACTTTGAAAAACTTGTCCCGTCTCAACACAGATGCAAGCTTTTGCCATAAGCAGCCTATATTTGGGATGCTGCATTCTTGCAATACATCTTTCTCTTTGTTGCTGTCGGAACTCTTGTGAACTGTTTTGCAATAAAGCCGCCTGCCTGCTGCGTTCCCTGTTTTCAGGAATGGACATGTACCTTAACGCACCATCACGAACACGGCTTTTAATTTCTGGATTTTGCATCCGTAACTTGTTTCGCTCGCTGTTTCTTGCCCTTTGCTCAGGAAGATTGTGCAGACGCTTATGGTGATCAGAAAGAATTTTTTTTGTCTCTAACGTGTGCTTGTAGCCAGAGACTCCATCGCCACCATTGGTGACATTTGTCAACTTGGTGCCCATAGCCCTGAAGGTGTCAATCAAAAAAACCTCATGGTCAAAGGCTTCTTTTTCTGTTGACCAGCGAGCCAAAATTTCGATCTTGTAATCAGGATACTTGGCAACAATGTGGTTCCAATGATTGTTGCGATAGTCCTTGGCCCACGCACGACGACCATGACCCTTCCCGATGTAGAACATCGAGTTGTCTGGCCTGTAGTGTGCGTATGTATAGAACATTTCAGAAAGAGCCACCAGCCACACCACCAGTAATCTGGCCCGTGCTGGGATTGCAGGTTATCGATGAGTTTACCAATTGAGGCAGGTTTCCTGTAGTGGTGGAAACGAACGTCAGGTAGTGCGTTGCATTGGTCGTGCTTGCCGTGATGGCGGTGTTGGTTGCGTTGGTCGCAGAACCGACCGACAGTGTGCTTTGATCTACATACTGCGGCGCAGAAGCACCTGCGGTCAGCACCTGCCCGCTTGTTCCAAGAGCCAACTTGCTCAAGGTGGTCGTTGCAGATGCGTACAGCAGATCACCCGCCGTATAGGTGGTCAGGTTCGTACCACCATACGCCACGCCAATGGTCGTTGCGTTCCACACGCCAGCAGTAAGTGTTCCGACCCCGGTAATGCCGGTGTAAGAGCCACTCACTCGGGCAGAGTCAATCGTTCCAGTAGTGATCTGGCTTGCGTCAATCGCAATCGATGTGTTGGTGACGCTGGTCAACTGCCCTTGCGCATTGACCGCAAAGACCGGCACAGACGAGGCCGAGCCATAAGTGCTTGCCGACACCCCTGTGTTGGTGATGCTGAACTGAGAACCCGTCAGGGTCAGGCCCGTGCCTGCGGTGTAAGTTCCCGCACCAGAGAACTGCTGCCAAACAATCGGGTCGGTGCCAACTGTCGTTACAGGCTCAATCTGCACCCACCCCGTATCGCCGTACAAAGTGCCGTTGGAGATGAACGTGAAGTCGCCACTTGCGATTTCTGTTGCGGTATCAAAGTCAGTTGCTCTGGTAAGAACCGTCCCGCCGGTTGCCCAGGTGTAGATACCATTGTTCGCCTGGGTGGCCTCATTCTTGACAAGAACTCGGTCGCCGTTTTGCAGCGTGTAACCGTCCAGCGTAGTCAACGCCACCGACAGGGTAAGAGTCGCACCGACCCCCAACGTGCCGTTGTTGTAGGTCACAGTCCCGCCGGTCAGCGAAGCCAAAGTGTTGGGTGTAGCCGCAGCGCAGGATGCATGGACATGAAGACCCTCTGCCACCGCATCCACATACTGCTTGGTGGCCAGTTGCAGAGCCGATGTTGGGTCTTGCGTCACCGCCACCGAGGTCAGACCGCCCAGAGTCAGGCTTGAACCACCCAACGAAATAGCAGTCGTCCCGATGGTCACCGATGAGTTATCAAGCGCCGCATTCGGGATGTTGCTCAGAGTGTTGGTCGCCCCGCTGATCGCCTTGTTGGTCAGCGTCTGCGAACCCGTAAGGGTGGCCACAGTGCTGTCAATGCCAAGCGTCTTGGCGGTCGATCCGTCAAACGTGGTGCCAGAGTTGAACTGCAAACCCGTCCCAGCGGTCAGCGCGGCTGTGGTGGTGGCAGTAATCGTCCCCGATGCTCCCAAGGCCACAGTAACCCCATTGAAGGTCACACTTGAATTGGTCAGGCTTGAGTTGGCAATGTTCGAGAACGTATTGAGCGACCCAGACATTGTCTTGTTAGTCAAGGTCTGCGTACCCGTCAACGTGGCAACGGTAGAGTCAATGGCAATAGTGACTGGTGTTGACCCGTCGTAACTTGTGCCAGACAACCCCGTGCTGATTGTCAAAGCATTAGGGTTTGCGGCTGTAATGGTTCCGCTGGCCCCCAGAGCAACATTGACCCCGTTGTAGGTCACAGAAGAATTCGTTAAGGACGAATTCCCAATGTTGCTCAAAGTGTTGTTAGACCCGCTGATCGTTTTGTTTGTCAGCGTTTCCGAGCCAGCCAGCGTTGCCAAAGTTCCGCTGGTGGGCAGCGTGACATTGGTCGAGCCAGTGGTAGTCAAAGTCAGGGCAAAAGCACCAGAAGTCGTAAAAGACCCAGCGGTGCTGATATTCCCACCTAGCGTGGTGGTGTATGAGCCGTTGTTGACACCCGTACCGCCGCTTGCTGGGTTCAAAATTCCAGCAAGCGTGACCACCCCAGATGTTGCCGTGGAGGGGGTAAAACCAGTAGACCCGGCGCTAAAGCTTGTGACCCCACCGGCCAAAGAAAACTGCCGCCAAGACCCAGCAGCGTAGCCGTCAAAGGTCTGAGTATCCGTGTTGAAGCGAAACTGCCCGTTTGATCCGGCTGGCTGCTGTGCGGTATTGCCAAGAGGAATGGTGACCGCAGAAGTGCCAGGAATCACTGGATTGGAGGCCAAAGAGATGGTCGGATTGCCGCCAGAGCCATTGCCATTGGCCACATCGATCTGGCTTGCGGTTCCCGCGATCAGAACCCCGCCTGCCGTGGTGCCGCTTTGGATCGCCAGCAGGCCAGTGCCGCCCACCTGGGCAATGTTGGAAATCAACCCACTCAGGGCTATCGTGGGATCACCAGACACCCCAGACCCATTGGTAATACTCAGACCGGTGCCAGAAACCGCAATAGATCGGCCTGTAACAGTTGATGCGCCCGTCTTGACCACAACCCCCGTGGAGGCCGCCTCAAGGCTCCCAGAGGCCCCATTTAGGGTCACCTGAAGGGTAGACTGCGCCCCGCCGTCAATAAGCCCAATTCCAGTGCCTCCAGCAAGCGCCCTGCTGTTGTTGAGCGTGGGCTCCTGATTGACCGTCAGGAAGGTCTGGGTCTGGACGGGTGACCCCGCAAGGGCCGCTGTCGTGGTGCGAAGGGTCTGCCCGCCCTGAACAATTGGGACAAGCTCATCGCCCTGAATCGGGCCTGCCGCAGGCAGTTGGGTAATGGTTACGTTCGGCATATCAGGGCTGGATTTCCAAACCGTCAAGGTTGCCGTTGTTTTCCGGCGTGTCTATGTTCTGCTCGGGAGACAGCACGGCACCGCCGTATGCCTCACCAGCACTCAGATTGTTGGGGTCAAGAGCAACCGAAACGTCCGGCCTTGGAAACCGAATCGTTATCCTTTCGGTTTTTCTGGCGGGTAGTCGGTACGGGTCAAAGTTGTCGGCGCACCCCTGATTGCAGACTTGCAACCCCGGAAAGTTGGGGTCAGACCGCATCTCCGCATGGGGGCGCTTCATCTTGCACCGATCGCATACTGCGATTGCGATGTCCGAGTAGCCCAGTGTGTCGAGGAAGATCGGCATGGATCACCTCGTATACACGCTGATATTCGGGGCAAAGTAGATCGGTGACTTGTCTCGCTCCTCGGCCTCGGCCAGAGCAAGGTACTTGTCGGCCTGCCCCTCAAGGTATTGAATGCGAGCCGCATCAACCCCAGGCAACTCTAAACTCATCCGATGAGCCAGCATGAAAATGACCGCCTCAAACCACCTCTGGGGCACCTCTAGCTCACCATAAAGGTCGCCAACGTCCATGATCTGGCGCGAGTACCAGACAGTCATCTGCACGAAGGGGTCGGAAGGCACCGGCCAGAGATAAATCTCCGACTGAGGGATTGTTCGGTTGAACCAATACTGAAAAGGCTGGTTTGCGGTGAAGTTTTTGTTCGGCAGATTGGTGTAATCGTCCCGATTGAGACGAGCCATCGTGATTTCAGTCGAGTTATTGCCGAAATAAAGCTCCCTCAGAGACAAAGTGTTGCCACCCGTCTCCCGAATTCGGTAATACTGGACTGTCTGACCGGCTTCAATGTCGTACCAGAGCCATTCATTGTTGACCCAAGCGGTCTGCCCAGGCGCAAGCAAGGTACTCCAAATGATTCCGTCTGCCGAATACTCAAAAACGACATTGAAGTCACCCGAAACACCCGGCAGGACACCAATTGACCCCACATAGACAGGGTTGCTGGTGCCGTAATTGACCGAAATGTTGCCGTTGGTCGATGTTTGGGTGCAAAGGGTGTCAATGTTGCTGTCAAAAGCGTTCCCAACAATGCCACCTGCGCTTGATGTATACCCCCCAGTGCTGTTGGGGGTCGGTCGGTTCATCCTGCGGTACAGAGCCTGAAGCACATCATTGCCACCCAAGGGCAGCTTGTAGACGTAATTGTTGGCCTGAAGGCCATAAACCTTCTTGTCGATGGCCCAATATTGGATGCCGATGTTAATCAGGTTCGACAGCAGGAAAAACAACGATTCTCTGGCGCTCAAAAGCTGCTCAGAGGTCAGTTCCTCGGCCAGTTTTCCGCACCGACGCGCCCCATGATCAATCAGGGTCTGGACTTGAATGACGGTCGTGCCGACTGTTCCCGAGTAGGCCATGCTTTACCTCACCATCCGGGGCAATTCCAACGCTTCATGGAGGCGCGAGATCGGCTGCCCTTCTCGCTCTTTTCTGCAATTGCACCCATTCTGGCGCAAAAGGAGTCCCTCCGGGAGCCTCCTTGCGGCTGCGGTGCCTTCAGGTTTGACCCAGTCTCTCGGTTGTACTTCTCTCTGCCTTTGGCTGTCAAGCCAGCGCCGCGCTCCACAGGCATTTTTTCGCCTCGGCCCACAGCAAGAGATACCCCGCCGCCCTTCATGCGCTCTGGCAGGGCGCTGTATGCTTTCTTGCCCTTGTTTGCTTGGGTGTACTCAGCAGCAACGCTCTGCTTGATGCCCACCTTCTTGGCGAACTTGGGGTTGTTTTCTGCCGCCTTCATCAGGCGAAATTGAGCTTGTGATTTTGGTGGCATTACGACACCTGATTGACGGTAAGAATCATTGCAGGGGCCGCTGGATACAGCGGGCTGGCGCTTGCCGGATAAGTCACAATCGAGCCGTGACCATCTGTGGACAGCCACCTCATGGTGACCTTGTCATTGGCGTTGAGCGACAAAAACACATTAGCAGCCATCAACGCAGAGGCCGGTGTCGTTTCATTCTCACGCGAGGCAATGGTCACCCGACTAGCCGAGTTGGCCACATCAACCCCATTGACGGCAAACCAGATCGTTACCAAAGTCTGCCCAGCGGTCGAATTGTTCAACTGGCCGCTGAATGCAAAGTTGTATTTTCCGCTGATAGCAACCTCAACCTCACTAGTTGCGGTATCAAGCGTCACCCCATTGCTCAAGTCTTGGGTGTTTAACTGCAACAGAGTGGGCGTGTTAGCCACAGCTACTTGAGCGCCGTTGACTGATGCTCCAGAAGTGTGAGACTTGTTGGGCGAACCAGCAGCGCCGCGAGTGCATCCGGTGAAAGATGTGGCGGTGATTCCAGTGTAAGTAATCAACTCGGCATCGATGAAAATTGCGCCAGTAGACGAAAACCCGCTAGTCGTCACCACCGGAATTGTGGTCTGAGTGTTGGTTATGTTGCCGCTCAGTGTGGTGCTGAAATCGTAAAAAAATGATCCGTACTGGGTGTTGATATCAGACGGATCAAGCAACTCCCAAGATGGGGCAGCAGAGACAGAACCAGTACCAGTCTGAGCCAAAAACTTCTTGGTCGTGGTCGTGTTTCCGGCCAGTTTCGCAAGAGTGTCTGTAGCCGATGCATACAACGTATCGCCCAGCGTATACGAGGTGATGTTTGTGCCGCCCTGGGTTGTCAGGACAGGATTAACATCAAGCACTTGCGACACATAGTCTGCCGTGGTGACCTGCTTGTTGAGGCCAGACTGAACAATCGGGGTAATCTCGGTTCCATCTAGCGTAGCCGCCGAGGGCATCGCAGAGATTTTGGTATCTGGCATCAGCAGACCTCCATGTAGATTTTGCTGCTGTCCTCTTGCAGGACGTAGCCGCTACTTTCCATCAGAATAAAACAAGTTGTCGGCGGCACCGGAGGAACAAGACACGAATAAGTGTCTACCACGCCAGCGCCACCAAGGTCTTCTCCGTAGCCGTTGCTTGCATCAGCAACGACATTGAGGGCGCACCCCGGAGTGGTCTGCGCTTGATTCGCAACCCCAGAGTAGCCGACGTAAGGCATCAGATCCCCGCTTGGATTAGTTCAAGCGTAGCCGTACCACCACCAGAATTGACCAGCACCTTGACGCCAGTTACTGGGAATGCGTAGTTTCCATCCTGATTGGTCGATTGACTTGCAACAGTAGGATGGTCAAACCAAGTCGTAAACCCCACAGCGGGGTCATCAAAGGTGTGCTGGATCGTGTAGTTCACCGTGCCAGTCACAGATACACCAAAACCCACATTGAAGGGGCTGATGTTCGTATTCATCACCAGAGCGGAACTCGAACCAGTTCCGGTCTTCGATACCGTCTGCACTTTCATGTTTATCCCCAATCAAAAGCGGGGGCCGAAGCCCCCACCTTTCAGCACTTCACAGCACCGCCGCGCTTTTTGGCTGGCTCCACCGTTACAGATTTCTCTGTTTGGGTAACGCTGCCAACAGGCTTTGCACCAGCGTCCCGCAAAGCTTTGCGCTCTGCCTCGGTCATGCTACCCTGACCCTCAAAAGCCTTTTGCAAGAATTTGCGCTCTGACTCACTCACAGAGCCTTGGCCAAAGAGGCTTTTGGCCCCCTCATAAATTCGGCTTGGAATTGACCGAATTTTTTTGGCCATATCAATCTCTTCCTTGCTCGGGCCAATCGACTTGTCATAAGCGCCCTTGGACAGATCAACCATGCCGCCTTCGTTCATCTTCTTGCCGTACTTGCTGTAGACCTCATTGGAGTACGCCTTGGCCTGTTTCATGGCCGTAGCGTTTTCCTGCTTGAAGTTTTTCTGCAAGCGACCTTGAGCAGCAGTAACACTGCCGCCTTTCTTGAAGGTGCCAGAAAGCTGATTGATGCTTACCGGGGTGCTTGGCGTTTTGCGACCTTGAGGCATCGCCACGGGACGACCGGTATCAACAAGTCCCCCCGTGGCGTAGGCTTTTTTTGCGGCACCACCTTTGCGGTAGCCACCAGCATTTGCCTTCGCCACACCACCAGTTGCATAGCCACCGCCATTGCCCAGCTTCACCCCGCCGGTTTTGGCCGGGGAGTTGTCTGGGGTTGCAGTGTGCATCAGGGTGTCACGGTACTTGCCGCCTTGGTTCTCGGTGTTGATGATGCCGCTTTTAGCCAGCCCGCCCTCGGCGTAGCATGAACTATCGTCGGCCATCTTCACCTTGCCGCCCTTTTTGTAACCGCCTTGACCCATGACCACACCACCGGTCTTCAAGCCCTTGTGGGCCTTGGACGCTGGTTTGTCGGCGTGTGCCTTCAGGTCTTTGGCGGTCTTGGCCATCTTTTCCATCTCTGCTTTGTGTTCAGATTTGGTTTCGCCGCCTTCCTTCATCACACGGCTGGCCATGCCAACAGGTGCTGCGGGGCCAGCACCGGCGGGCATTGCTCGCATCGCACGACGACGGGCAGCAATAGATGGCCGCATAGGAGCGGCAACGGGAGCCATACCACCGCGAGCAGGCATTGCAGGAGTTGCAGCGGACATACCGCCCATCTGCATCTTCTTCTCTACCTTGCCACCTTTTTTGAGCTTCAGTTCAACTGAAGGCTCAGTGGTCATCATTTTGACCATCGGTTTGAATTGGCCCATGATTTACCTCAGACTTTCTGAGCATACACAACGGTCAGACGAACAATCGCCTGGGTTGTGCTGATCGTGCCGTTGGGATCGACAGTAATGACTACGGATTGGTTTGACCCAATGTCAGCCATCGCCGCCAATTGCGCAGCGGTAAAGGTCAGTGCGGCCCGACCACCAGCAAAAATGTCGGTGGAGGACACATACTGAGTACCAGCGGCAGCAGTGCCGATTGTCATTGCAATTGCGGTTGCAGTGCCGCCCCCAACCACCTCATCTTGAACCATATCAACAAAAAAGCTGATGATCTGGGATGAAGCCGGAAGAGTAATGGTGGCGCTGGTCGCGGTGCCTGCTGCTGCGGTGGTGACCGTGGTGGTCTGGGTCAAGACCGTAAAGCCGCCATCGACGGTATCGGTCAAGGTTCCAGAACCCGCACGGACAGTGCTGCCGAAATACGTTTGTGCCATTGTCTTTCTCCTTAATGGAGCAGGGGCCTAGGCCCCCACTTAGGTTTAGACGCCGGGAGTACCGTACATCGCCCGCCAGTCGGTGAAGCCGACATCGTAACGCTCGGTGGCCTTGTAGCGCATCGAGTCAGTCTCGAAGTCACCCTCCATCGTCTTCTCCAGACGACGACGCATCATCAGCTTCATGCCTTCAGGTGCATCGGTCTGAACCCACCATGCGGTGGCACTGGTCAGACGGGAGATAACAGCGGCACCCTCGTCCAGCAAGCCAATCGACTTGATGGGGTTGATGTCGTTGTTGGCGTTACCAGCCCGCAAAACCGACTTCAGCAGCACTTCGGCCTGGAAGACGTTGCCAGGGGCGACCACCAGTTGGCGGGGCACCAGACGAATCTTCTTGCCGTTGTTGTCCACAGCCTGACGGATTTGGATCAACATCTGCTCAAGGGAGGTCTGAGACAGGTTGGCGGCAGTAGTCAGCAGGTTGCTGGCGGTGCCGTTAACGATGGGGTGCGAAGCACTGTTCAGAGCCACGCCATCGCCGCCGGGGTAGGAACCATTGAAAGCGCGGTTCAGCACGTTGGCCGACAGCGTTTCTTTGGTTTCAATCAGCGACTGGGCGAGGTGACGAGCGTACACCTGACCGATACGGATATGGTCGCCGTCCTCAACAAGCACCTTGGTCAGCGCGAAGGCCAGACCATACACGTTGTAAACGTATCGCTTGAGGAACAGCACACCACCCTGCTGGTAGCTGACGGGGGTGCCGTCAGGCAACTGCGGGGCAGCGCCAAAGCCGTACAGGACGGGCTCTTCGTGGTAGTTACGGGGAATACCTTCCTGCTCGCGGAACACGCGGCTCCACTCGTCAGTGCGCTGATCGTACACGCCGTCAAAGCACTCATTCAGGATAGGTTCAACAATTGACCGAAAGTCGGTACTTCTCATCGGAGCGGCCATGATCTACTCCTTTAGATGGCGTTCACGGACGCATTGAACTGCGACTCGTTGATGGTTACGCGAACAATCGTGTACGCATCGCCCCACTCATTGTCGGGGTACGGAGCCAGATCACGGATCAGCATCTGTGCGCTGTTGCCCGCGCCGACCAAAGTGGTCGACAGAGTGCATTGCGACAGACCCGTGGTGGTCGAGCCAGCGGTGGTGTTGCTCAGATCGGCCATGTCACCAATCGAAGTCTGAGCCAGCGAACCGGCTGCCTGAATTTCATAAACGATGTTGGGATCGTTGTAGAAATAGGCCACGCAAGAACCGGTCTGGTACGCCGTATTGGCAGGCCAGTAGTTCGAGACGCGCCGACGACCAGTGGTGTCGGTGAACTCCACACCAGCGAAAGCGCCTTGGAAGGCATCGCCAGCAGCAGCAACAACCAGATTTCCGCTCGAGTTGAGCTTGACCGGTTGGCCCTTCAGAATGTCGGTGTTGTAAGCCGACGCAATACCGTTAGCCAGCGCCTGAGCGCGATCCAGACCAGAGGGATGGAACGCAGGGCGAAGGCCGAACGGAGCATTACTTGAAGACATAGTCTTACTCCTTGGTTATCCCTGAAAGACAGGGGCTTTAACAGTTCGGTCAATATTGCCAAAACCCTCGCCCTCAACCGCCCCCAGGGATTTCCCTGAGCTATCTCTTGCGCCCTGAAGATTCTCAGCCTGAACACGGATCTTGTCCGCTTCATCCTGTGGAGCTTCATGGTGCATTTGCAGCATGATGTCCTGATAAACGTCCATCGGAAGTTTGTACAGGCGCATCTCGTTGCATGCGATAAAACCGATGTCTTCTCCAGCTTTTACGCGGTAATTCTCGAATCCTGGCAACTCATCTGCGCGAACAGGTATGTAGCCAAGTCGCATCCGCTTATCAATACTGTCGTAGCCATTGGTGGTTGATAACCAGCAAAGGTGCCACCCCGGCATTTCCGGGACTTTTGGCAACGCACTTTGTGTCCACTCATCGCTCCACATCTTTCGACGTTCCTGCGCTGACATGAACTTCTCTTCGGGGGCAGCTCGGGTCTGATCTTGCGAAGATCGATTCTCACGACCACCAGCGTTGAGAGTTTTTTTGAGACGAGAGTCCATAATGTTTAGCTCCTTTTGTTTCGTGCTTCTTGGGCGTAGCGTTTAATCATCCGACTGCGTTTTTGGGGGTCATCCCAAAAACCGGCCTCCTTCATTGCTCGAACCTGTTCGGGCTCAAGAACGAATTCGTTGCCGCTGCCGCGTCCGGCTGATTCACGACTCGACCCAGTCACAAAGCTTCGAGGGCTCCTTCTGGACGTACTTTCGTCTTGTGTTCGAGTATAGCGGTGTGGCAATCTCTTTTGCAAGCGATTGTCAAGCTCATCCCAATAATCTTGTGTTGCTGGATCCCAACCCTCGGAAACCAGCCGGTTGTCAATGACCTTGGCAATCGCAGAATCCTCGTCCCCAGAGTCTGGGCTATACCAAGAATTCCTCTCCATCCAGTCATTGGCGAGCTTGACCAACTTGGGGTTGGCCGGGGCGCTCTCCTGATTATTGGACTTGGCCACCTTTTCCTTGTAGGTCTGCATCGCCTCAAGCTTACGGCGACTGTCGTACCACATCTCTTGGGCCTTGGTAAATGCAGCACCGTCCGAGTTATCGGTGGCCTCCTGCATCTTTCGCTGGGCATATTGCAGGCGGTATCCCTCGTCCTCAATAGCCTTCTCAAAGCGAGCCAAATCAGCCCCGTGGGTCTTGCGCTCCACCACGGACAGGCGCTCCATCAACTCCCGGTTCTGGCGCTCCAGAAGTTGCAGTTTGGCGTCCTTTTCCTCGTTGGTGCGCTTGATGTATTCCTTCTTGGCTCGGCGTCGGTTTCGCCGTGCCTCTCGGATAGCGTCGGTGTCGTCGGGGTGATCCTCGTCGCCACCATCGTCCTGCGGCTCTGGGTTGCTGTCCTGATCCTTGGAATCATCCTCTGCCATATCGGCAGGGAGTTGGACAACGGCAGAGCCGTCCTTCTCTTCAACGACCGCAATTTCTTCGGTCTGGTCTTGTGTTTTGTCTGTAGTCACAGGAATGCCCTCATTGCAAGTGGATCACCAGTGAGTTTTGCAATCACTTCGTGATCGTTCAGAACCATGAACAGTGCCGGATCTTCAAAATCGTCATCGCCGGGGACTTTGACTTCCCAGCGATCACCGCCCCACTTGGGGACGCGGATGTAGTCGCCTACAGAACACCAAGACCCCTCTGGCCATGCCTGCATCGTGTCTCGATGCTTGAATGCCAGCGGACCGATCTCGACGACCTTGGCCACCATGTTCTGCCACTTCTCGGTTTCTTTGGTTTCTTCAACCAAAATAATCCCTGCGCTTGTTGCCTTCTTTTTTGTGCGGCGCAACTGAACCAAAATGCGCCCGCCAAGAGGTTTTGCACCGGGGTCTACGCTCGGAAATGCCCAAGCTAACTCAGCTTCGTCAAAAGCTACCGGCTCACTCATGTTCATCGTCTTCTTTCATTAAGTTACCCAGGATGTCGAGGGCCTCCTGTAAACCCGCAGAATGCCCGACCATGCGGTGATAAGTCTCCCAATTCGCCGCATTTCCAGCAGCGAGGGACGCGGCTATTTCAGCCTGCCTAGACTTGATGCCACCAATCAGGTCGCCAATGGTTTTCATTTTTTCTTCGCTTGTTGCAGACCTCCTTGGGGTTTCGGGCTTGATTGACCCTTGGGTTGCATGCTCGAGCCATCAAGCTTCTCGCCCATAGCGATGCGCTTGTGCTGGGGCACGTTGATACTGCGTTGCTCTTGGTCACTGGTCGCCATATTGGCCTCCTTGGGGTTGTACAGCCTTTACCTGCTCAAAATTGAGCTTGGCAGCATCTCGCGTTAGGCGGGCTGTTTCGATGCGCTCTTTCATCTCGTTGTCGCCTTGGGCAATCGCCAGCTTCAACTCCATCTCTTCCATCTCTCGCTGCTGGCGCTGTTGCAACTCTTGCATGTCCATTTGAATCTTGGCCGCAAGCTCCTGATCCTTGAGTTGCATCTCGGCCTGATCCCTGGCCTGTCTGCGCTGAGTCTCTGCCATACTGGTCTGGAGCAGAACCTGCGCATCAGGCGGCAACTGGGGCTGCTGCTTGAACTGCTGCAAGTTCTGCATCAGTTGCTGGACGATTGGCAAAATGCCTTGCAGGGTCTGCTCTGCGTCCATCTCCACATGCTGCGATGCAGCACCAAACATGCGGTCGATAACCTTTGGATCGTTGTGCAGCTCGTATTCGGGCACCTTGCCGCCGACCGCCTTCTGGACGTACCCGTTCATGCGGTTGAGATACCACAGGACTATGTGCTGCTTGATGTGTTCAATCGCCTTGGGCAGGTACGCCGGGGCGATCATGGGGTTTGACCCGAAAATCGGGCTCTTGGCAAAGTCCAAATGGGCTTGAATGTGGCCCAGGTGATCCTGCTCAGGGTATGCAAAGGCCGCCTGCCCGATGGCCAGGGCCACGTTCTCGTTGGCGGCGTCCATCTTCACCGGAGCCGGTACATCGGTCATCAATTCGTTGATACCGGGCACCTTGATCTGTTTTAGGAACTTTTGAATTACAGCTCGTCGGTTAAATAGGTCAGGATTCTTCTCCATGACGGCCATAACCGCCTGGGTTTGGGCCATCCGCTGGGTTTCGCTGAAAATGTGCGGGTCGGAAACAGGGATCACATCCGTGACCCGCATAAAGTCCTCCCGCTTGATGTCCAAGTCCTCAACCACCTCGCCGCGCTGCATATCGTCCAGATACCAGCGGTTGATCCTGCTCAAAACCTTGAGCATTCGGCCCTGAGACTCATGCAATCTGGCGTGGATGGACGAGAAAACGGCTGCGCCCTGCTCAATCAGGGCTTGAGTGGTGCCAACAGGCGTGTTCTGCCCCACATCAGCGATTTTTTCCTCGGCGGTGGTCACTACCCCCTTGGCCGCGTTGGTCAACCACCCCAAAAGCTCAAAAAGCACCTGCGAAGGGGGGTTGAAAGGCATGGGCATAGCCAGCTTTCGCACATCATCAACCCCCGGAGCGCCCTCAATCTCGACCACCTGGGTGACTTCAATCTCCTGAGACTGCCCAGAAATCTTGCCGCCCTTGAGTTTTAAGAGCGTTGCAGCGTTGTTGATGTGGGCAGAGTCCAGCAAGGCCCTCAAAGAGCCCGTAAGGGCCGCAGAAAGCCCTCCAATAAGCTGCGGCAGGCCCACAGCGTATGCGCCACGCCAGGGAATGAACTTGAACTCAATGACCCAGTCCAATTTGGTCATTGTGTCGTCGCCTTCTTCCCAATTTCGGTACAGCCCAAGCACCTCGGAGGACAAATCATCCACCATGAGGATGTACGGGGCGCTTTCGCCCTTGGTAATCGGGTCATCCTCAAGCTCGAGCCATGTGTAGATGTGGAAAACCCGGCGCAGACCGTCCTCATTCTCGTTTTGGGACTTGCCCTCAATCTTGTTGGTCGCCTTTTGGGATGCCGTAGGCTCAGGATCCATCGTGGCGCTGGTCAGACTCGTCTCTCTGTACAGGCCAGATGCAATTCGGCGCTTAAATTCCCACTCGGAGATGTCATCAACCTCGGTAAATCGCTGCGCGGTGTAGAAATTGGCCGATGCAAAGGGCAAAAGCACGTTGTCAATGGGCAGAAACTGCGCACAGGGGCGCTTTTTCTTCTCGTCGTACCAGAGTTTGAGGTACTGAGAACCACCCAACGGCAACTGAGTGAGCATCTGCTCCTGCTCATCGCGGAACTCTTCGATCTGCTCGGTCAACTGCCAGTTCATGTAGTCGCGTTTGCGCTCTGCAATGGCGGTTTTTTCCTCATTTACATCGCCCAAAATCTTGGTTTTGGTCGGCCCGTCAGGCGGGAACAGTTCTTTAATGGCTCGAGACGCAAAATCAATGCAAGCCTCGGCCATAACTGGGTGGACAACCTTGGAAGCGCCCTGAAAGTTGGCCCCTCCTGGCGCATCATTGCCCATGCCGGTGCGCTTGATGCCGTCTTCGTACTGCTTGTCCCGCTGCTTGCGAGCCTCTTTGTCTTTTTCGACCAGTTCGATGTACCGCAGGGCTAGTCGGTCAAGGTCAATCTCGCTGATGATGTCGCCATCGGCAAGGTTGGCGTAGAAGTCTTGGTCTTCCATCGGCCCCTTGCTGTCCATGCGAACGATTGCCGAGCCATCAGGTAGCTCTTCAATCTCTGCCTCTTCTGCTGGCAGGTCAACAATGACCCCCTCTTCATCGTCCTGATCCTGCGGTTCACCGCCGATAAAACGACCAAATTCGGGATCAATGGGAAATTGTGTAGCCATAGGTCAAACCTTTTCGATTGCAGACAGAGCGCCCACAGCGCCGCCCTTTTTCTTGCCGGTATATTCTTTCATCAATTCCTCGTACATCTTTATTTCTTCGATGTGCTGCGGGTCAACCATTTGTCGCGGTGTTGCGGTTTGATAGACGCGAGTTACATCTTGAGGACGATAATTTTCCTTGATAAATGCGGCGACATCTGGAAACTCTATTTCAGCAGGTGTCGGATATCTTGTCCTCGTAATCGGTGAGCCTGGGAAAATTGGTATGGTGTGACTGTATGTCGGATGAGCAGACAACGTCAGATTGATCGGATCAATACTTGGATCAAGCCGCATCTGCGACAGGCCCGATGTCAGAATCTCCATATCGCGCACTTCAGGCTCTGTGATGGCATGAAGGATCACCCGTCCATCTGGCAAATTCAGCGGCTTGGTGTACTCCGGCTTTTGCATCAATGCGTTGAAATACTTCCTCAACTCTGGGTCAACCGAAAAGGCAAGGTAGGCATCCAATTTGTCCTCAATGCCGGGGAATGTGGGGCGCGGGCCTGACTTTTCTGAACCCTTGCGGATAAGCTCGTTGAACTGATCAATCTGGCTTCTGCTCATCTTGCTCAGGTCGATTGCCTGAAGGTTGGCGTCAGCAAAATGCATGGCAAAGTTGGTGCCCTGCGGCCCCATCGCCACGAACTGCCCCAGCACAGGCGCACCCTGATTGGCATCGGAAAGCTCTTGCACCCGCTTCTGGAAGGTTGCTGCAACTGGGTTATTGGATGCCCAGGCTCCTTCACCGCCGAGGGCGAACAAAGGCCCTCCGCGCTGCGGGGAGGGCAGTTCAAGCGTGTATGGGCCAGCCCTGTGCAAAACCTTGTCGGCTATTGATGTGTCGCCAGAGATGCCGATCTTGAGCATCCCCAATTGCTTCTCAATGTCAGCCTGGGTCTGCGGCAGCAGCTTCTTGCCCTTCTCGGGCCTGATGTCATGGGTCAGCCCCTTTTCCATCTCAAACCGCTCGCGGGACTTGCCCGCTGGGTTGATTGACTTCTTCGGGTTGGGGCGAACGAACTCGCCGGTCATCTGCTCGGCCATGCGCTGCGCAACTGGTCTGATTTCTTCTTTGGTCTTGGGCGCTGCCCTCGGAAGATTGAGGGGCAAAGATGGCTCTGCTGCCGCCTTGGCTCCTCTGCGCAGTATGCCGCCCACGCCCATCTCAACCTCGCCACCTGCTTTCATGCCATCCGCTGAATCTAAACCAAGTTTTTTTCTCCAAAGTTCGTAAACACTTGGATGAACATCTTTTAGACCAGACTTTTCACCAAACTGCAAAAGCTCTTGCGACGTGTAATAACCAGGAGAAATTGTTGGCACATTGCCATGCGCTTTCAATCGCATCCATTCTTCAAAGCCCGGTATGTCTGATCCTTCCCCCACTTTTTGCAAACCAGTATTTTTCAAATCCCCCACATCAGACCACTGACCGCTGCGCACGAAGTCTTGCACGAAGGGCAGGTACTCTTCTTTGGGGGCGCGGTTCTGCTTGCCTTTGATTTGAACGATGCGAGGAGGCGCGTTTTCTTTCGCCATCCTGACCGCAATATCTTCAATGTCTTGACTCGTATAACCACTAGGCAGTTGCTTTGCCTCTTCCTCTGCCGCAACCATGTATCTTTGAACGTCAGCGTGTCTCGGTGCCCAATTGGGCTTTTGCACCTCCACCGTCACATGAGGCTCACCCTTGGCATCACGCAGGCTGTAGATGCGGCTGCGGCCTTCCATGACGTCAGGGCAGTAGCCACCGACGCAGTGGCCCATCGTGTCGCCTTCGTACTTGAGGGCATCGGCAAGTATTTGCTCTCGCTCTTGACGTTTATACAGTCTCAAGGCCTCAGCCTCAGAAGCCCCAGTGCTGACCGCATTCCCCTTGTCATCGAACATGGTGTACAGCTCGTTGCCAGGATTTCTGTAGTTTGCTTGATCGGGGAGAATTGAGAAGCCTTCTGGCAATTTAGACTCTGGCGTCGCCAACTCAATCCACCGATACCCCTCCGGATACTCCCTGTAGACCGGCATGCCCTCGGTGGCCTTGATCTGCGCCTCGCGCATCCGCTTGGCCATTTCTTGGTCGAACTCGGCGGTGCGGCGTACTGCCTGCTCCATGCTGACCTTGCTCAACTGCTCTGGGCGAATGCGGCCAGCGTCTAGGTCTTGCTTGAGAACGTCAACGATGTGGTCAAAGCCGAGATCTCGTGCCATGCTTTGAGATTGCATCGGAACGATTGTATGAACGCGAGTAAATGGATCAACCTTCTCCATCCAAGGTTCAGGCAAACCAATGTTAACCAATTTGCCAACTGTTCCAAATCCGATTGGATTGTCAGCCGTCGCCTCCCACACCTGAGCCTGGCGCGATGTTCCTTCCGATTTTGGGAATCCAGCCTCTTCTCTTTTTGCCCAAACACTGCTCATGTTTCTGGGCATTGGCGTTCCTTCGGGCAGATGAGAAATTCCCTCCTCTGCCAACCTCCGCACCGGATCGTCCGATGTGGCCATCTGCTTCTTGACGTAGTTGGTCAGGTTGCGGTCGATCCAGCGGTTCAATGCACGGTTTGGATCTGACTTGTCAAAATTAGCAACGCGAGCGAGGATGTCTTCTTCCGCAACATTCATCCTGCGCAAAGTGCGGGCGATATCTGCATCCGACTGAGCAGGAATTTTGAGCGGTTCAAGCGCCTTCTCCACGCTGCCCGTCAGCCAGTTGCCGCCAGCGGGCTTGATCACGTTGACAGCAGGCTGACCAGCCGCCTGGACGAAGTCCCTGCCAGCCTTGGCAACCGCGCCAGGAAGCGCACCAGCGAGCCTCAGAGGCGCTCCAGGGCCGGTGTAGAAGCCCCCAGCCAGTTGCCCTAAACCAGAGGCAAACTGCGCCGTCGGCGTCTCTGATCTGAGCGGCAGGCGCTTTTCAATGTCGCTGCTGGTCGGTAGCGTGGTCTTCTCGTCAAACCCCGGCAGCATCCGAACGATAGACTCTATGTCTCCAGGCGCACCAAGGACACCAGAGACAACGCCTCGAGCAACATCAACAGGCATCCTTGCGGCAGCCTCTCGGTCTTGCCTTGATCGACGGGGCTTCATCTGCGGGAATACGCCGAAAGCGGCCTTCTCTTCAACCTCGCCGCCCTTCTTAAATGAATCAAGCTCAGGCTGGAATGGGTCTTTCTTTGCCGGTTTGACGATGATCTCCTCTGGAAGGACATCGTAACTGGCATATGGAAACTCATTTGCCCTTTGGCTTGCCGTCATTCCCTCGCGGAACTGAGTGGCGCGGGCCTCGGCCTCACCAGCAAGACGCCGGTAGTATTCCATTGCGGCTTGCTGTTGAAATTCTCTGTCAAATTTAGCAATCTCTTTTGGGATTCTTTTTAAATAATTTTCATAACCCTCTTTTACTATCGACTGATCGACTTCATCGAAATTTTTTGAGGGATTGGACTGCATCAATTGTTCGACATATTCGTCATATGTCATTGGCTTTGCAGCCCTAGCACGAATCTCATCGAGTATCTTGTAAGCCTCTGGGTTGTTGAAGGCCGTAAAGGTGTTGCCGCCCGGAGCCATGTCTTCAACAGTCTGGACGGCGTGTTGCATCTCATGGAGCATGCTTGACCGAGGATCGCCGCGCAGACCCTTTTGGGTAACTTCCATCTCCATGTCGCGCTTGCCCCCACGCAAGGCCGCACTCTCAGATCCAATTCCCCGTCCACCCTGATAGACCTTTATGTCGGCTAATTCTGGATATGCCCTGTACAACTCGGGATGCTCCAGCACGAACTTGGCGCTCTGCCCCCGGACATCGGAATAGCGGCCAAGCTCGTCGGCCTCTTCCTTCAGGCGCTTGACTTGCTCGCGGGCAGGCCTCCTAGCCTCAGTCAGCGCCTTGGGGAACATATCCTTCTGGCCGGGGATGCCTTTGATTTGTTGCTGAAGATCAAGAGCTTCCTGCTTCCTCTGCTTGCCCAACTCCTTGAGGTCTGCCGGGTTGCGGTAAATCGCCCCGACATCGCTGATCTCCTGACGCAGGATGCCGTCAGCGCCACGGAAGGTGCCGGTCTGACGCCAGATTTCGGCAGGATCTCGACCCTCTTGCTCCATACGAACTGCGGCGTCTGCCTTGGCTTGATCCCAAGTCTTGGCCTTCGGGCCGATGAACATTCGGGGAGCGCCCTGCGGCGCAGCCATCACGAAATCCTGACCCGCTTTGACTACCGCCCTCGGAACAGCCATTGCGGCCCTAGCACCAGAAAACGGCCCGGTGTATGCGCCACCCGCCAACTGACCGGCAGTCGTGAAGACTTGACCCGCTGGTGTCTGGCTCGCCCCTCGCAGGGGCAGGCGCTTCTCGATGTCCTCGGATGTCGGCAGGATGGTTGGGGAGTCTTTGCCGGAAATCAACTCATACGGCAGGCGGGCGATAGACTCGATGTCCCCAGGCAGACCCAGCGTACCCGACACCAGACCACGGGCAACAGCCACGGGGATGCCTGCCGATGCCTCGCGGTTCTGCTGCGACTCCGGTCTGCGACCAGCGCGGCGGTAGCCGATGTAGGGCTTGCTCTCGACCTTGCCGCCGTCTGCCTTGTGGACTTCGCCGCCCTCGGCGTAGATGTCAGGCAAAACGATGGCAGAACCTGTGCCCCCCTCAGGCATGACCAAGTTGCCAGTCAAGTCCAGTTCATTGCGCAACGCCTGGATGTACTCTTCCTGAGTGCGGCGCGGGAATGGCTCACGCAACTCAGCGCGGGGAACCAGTCGAACCAAACTTGTGGGCTGACCAGAAGCGGCTAGGGCGCGGCTGCGATGTCGCCCCTCATGGCCAGAAATAAACGGCTTGAGCGGCAGGCCGAACTCTTCCTTGTCAATGCTCAGAAACGGAACATCATCAAAGCCTTCAGGCAATCCGCGAAGGTACTTGATGTACTCATCAGTAGGTAGCGTGTACTTGTCGATTTCACCCTTATTTGCCAGCTCTGCCATCTTGGGGCCAATGTCAGCCCTAGTGCGTGCGCTGAGTCCCTTGGCGTACTTCTCAAAGTCCGCAGGGTTCATGGTCATCAAAGCCTGAGCGTTGTCACCAGTAAAGGCAGAGCGAAGCCCTTCTTCCTTGTACATCCGTTCAAGATTGGGAATTTCATCGGCGGCACGCTCAACGCGCCGAGCGCCGTAGTCGCCCTTGCTCTGACGCACAGCCTCTTTGACGCTGCTCAACTTGCTGGGGACAATGACCGCTGGGGCTTTGCCGCCCCCCAGCATCCTCTCAAGGTTAGCCCGATGCTCTGCCGCAGGCGCAACCTCTTGTGTGCCCTTCAGGGCTTTGGCAGCCTTCTTGAGCAGGCCACCAGCGGCGTACTTGTCAACCCTCTTGTTCCAGACATCCTCACGGCCATGAAAGCTCTTGGGAACCGCACCGCCGGATTTGGCCCACTCTTGGAGAGCCTTTGCGTCTGCAAATGGCTGCGCACCCTTTTTGCCAGCATTAGCCATGAGCCTGTCCTTTCAAAGTGTCGGCATCATAAACGCTGGCACTTGTCAAGTCCACCCTCGTAGACAGCCAGTTGTCCACCGCAGCATGCGCCCACTTACCTATCGTCTCAGAGTCCATGCCGGGGTCAACCAGCAACTCCAGGCGGTTCAGGCATGTCGTAGCCTTAGCGCAACGCATCGGCTCAGTAGCCGATATGACTGCCATCCATCCTTGGTCGAACGTCATGATGGTTTTCTCAGGCCGCTTTCAAAGTCCTCGCGGCCATCGGCGCTGTTGTGGGTCGCCACCCAATGCTCCTCGTCTAGGCCGGGGCAACACCAGCACTCGCAGTCCAGGCAGTGGTCGCGCAGGTCATCCATCGGGATGATGTGGGTCACCATAGACCCGCTGTCGGTGATGCCGGTCACGCTCATCCAACCAGATTCAGCTTGCATACGGGTTAACCCTATGACTTTGACTTGATGTAAGCCATCTGCCCATTGGATCGCATATGGTGTCGCACGATGGACTTCAAGTCTCGCAGCACCTTGCGGGAAACCAACTCAAGGTCGTTCGTCAGCAGGTGGCTGTCTATGACATTGACGCGCTCCACGGCCCACAGAATGCGCGGGCTGCGGTGCAGACGCAGACGGAAGCGGGCGCTGAAAGCCTCGCAGGTAGCGAAGTCAAACCACACCCAGACAGCCACAAAGCCGCCCTGTGCCAGATACAGGTTCAGGCCCAACTTAACGTGTTCGCCCTCTCGTTTGAAGCGAATCATGATGCCTCCTTAAATGGCGTAAGGGTTTACCCTGCGCTGTCTGCCGGTGTCGGCGTAGTCGTCCTCATCCCAATCTTCCTGCGGCGGCGGGTCGATCTCGAGCCACCCGGCATCGCGCAGATACCGCAGCGCCTGGGTACAGGCGTCGACGTAATCGTCATGCGTTGTCTCTGGGAACGAGCAGATCTGGCTCACGAAGCCCTCGGCCCAGTCCTTGACGTAACCCTTCCTAGCGTCCGACTCCGGTATCCAGACGCGCCCACGGGCAATGATGTTCGAGACGATGTTTAGGCGCTGCACCTTGTCGGCCCGCCCTGGGTTGTAGGCTCGCACAGGCAGATGCGCCCGCTGTAGGTCTTG